CAAAAAATACTATTATCAAGTTTAGCAATAGAAAAGGCAGCCACACATCCAATTTCATTGTAAGCTCCTTGAATGGGCGCTAAAGGAAAGGGAATAGTTGCTGCGTCATACCAAACTTCAGTCGTGCCTTCGCCAAATACCCACACTTCACGGTTATTAGTTACTACGGCAATCACTTTATCAGGTGAACTTTCAGCAGCAGCAAAAGCTAATGGGTCAGTAATCGTGCCATCAAAAATGTTTGTAACCCAAAGAATTTGCGAATTAGGTTGGTTATAAACAAAGTAACCATCAATATAAGAAATAGTCTTAGCGCCAGCCGGTGTAACAGCTTGTACAAAAGTATTTGCTGGTTCGTTATAAATAAACAAATTAGGATTACACGCAATGGCTATTTGAACGCCATTATCGGCAATAGATACTGGGCCTGTACCTGAGATATTGCCCAACTTAACATAACTATAATCAGGATAAATTTTATAGAACTCTGTGCCAGACGCTACATAAGCATCTTCGCCATTAGTTGTATGCGTCCAAAGCCCACGAATCGGGCCAGTACCAATAGTCGCTAAAAGGCGAAGCCCAGGCGCTCTATTGAGAAACCCGCTAGTTTGACCTGCTTCAGGAAGAATTTCTGGAAATAAATTAACTAAGCGGTTATCCGCTGCGTTAACACTTCGAGCAACATATCCTTGTCCGAGAATCGGGCTTTGCATATTAGTAAGATGGATACCATTTAACAGTAGTTACATCATAGGTAAATGTTATTGCTCTACCTACAACGGCTGTAGATGCAATCGCTATGTTACCTGCGTTAGTTGTTGTAAATGCGCCTGTAGGAATAAAGGTAATTGTGCCACCACCAGCAGAAATAGGCGTAGGTGCCGTAATTGTTACGATTGCTGCGGTGCCTGAAATAATGGTAATAGCGGCAGTTGGCGCGATAGTAGTAGCGCTTGCAATCGTAGGCGCTGCTGCTGTAGTAGCAACTAAGCCTGAATATTTAACGTTTGTAAAAGTAGGGCTACCGGTACAGTTTGTCAAAACACCGCTTGTAGGCGTACCTAATGCAGAGGTGATTAATGTAGCTGAAGTAAGTGTAGGGGTTGCTAATGCTGAATTAGTAAACAAAGTTAGTATAGAAAGTTGTTTAGTTGTGCTTGTAGTTGCTTGAACAATCGGCAATACGTCAGCGCTTGCTTGTGAAACGGCAACTGGTAATGCTGAAATGGCGATAGTGGTCATAATAAATCCTTAATTAATAGTTGCCAGCAAAGATGTTAAAGCGTTGACGAGTAGCTACGATGCTGTAAGGCATGGACATAATATCGCCAGGGTTGTTAATGCGTTTAAGGTTACGCTTGGACGCCATAGCAATCCGAGCTACGGTAGGTGGTGGTTCTACGCCAAATTCAGCGGCAAACTCACAAGCTAAATTGTACTTAAATGCTCTTAAATAACCTGGTGGAAAAGCCATTACCGTAGCCAAAGTAGCAGGTTCAATAAGCTCAGTTACCGATACGATATGAAACTCAAGTACTTTAGTAGGTACAGGATATACGGTCATGCTGATATTTGGGTAATCGTAGTTAATCCACATGACTTGTGGATAAGTAGAAGTAACCGTTTTAACCGCAATACCATTATATTGTTGTTGGTTAATTATCTTAATACCAAACGAAATGCCATTAGCAGGATCTCGAAAATAAGTTGAATCATCCACATCAAAAGGGCGGTTACCAATAAAATCACCGCTAGGCCCAAGCGTTTGCGTTTTAATGTTAGGTAACCAAGAATAAATTTGATCTTGGGTCGCAAACACAGATAAGCGTTCTGTAGACCATGAATCAATCATTTGATTCATAGCAGATAGCGCATCTTGCGATGTAGCATTAGAAGGCACTTCGCCTTCGGCTAACATACCGATTAAGCGCAAAGCCCCGTTAATTTGATCGCCAGCGGTATAAGTAGCCATGCTCAATCCTTTTACTGAATAGTTTTACGACGTCTTTTTACTTCCAGTGTATTAACAGGAGCCGCAAGCACTTCGTCTAATTCTTCAACTACGGCTTCTGGTTGCGTATCCAGTTCGTAGCGTTCCCAACCTTGCATTTCGTCATGCTCTGCTTCAGCTTCCATTGTAGCTACTTTTGCGCCATGAATGGGGTGCTTCATATAGATAATTGGCATAATTTCTTTAGCTAGATAGGGAGCCGAAGCCCCCTATTTTTATTAAGATGCTACCAACGGTACGGTATACCATTGTGTTGCACTGTAAGCTACAAGAACCATAGAGGTTTTAGCAGCCATACTATATGCACCAGTTGTTGCAGTTAAAGCATTAATAGAAGCGCCCGAATTAGGATACACTTTTAAAACAGCGTTTGCTACATCACCATTTTTAATGATGACTACAGTACCAGCAACAGGGGCAGCAAGAATTACGCCTTTAGTTGCATCGGCTGCGGTAACCAATGTAAAACCACCAGCGATTGCAGCAGCGTCAGCATTAGTTGACCCAGCAGCGGCGACAGTAGCAGATGCAATTACAAGATTTCCTGTAGCAGTAATTGTTGTTCCGCTAAAACTTGTACTACTACTAGCAGTAGTTGTTAGTGTTTGCAACGAAGTTGCGCCCGTAACGGTCAAACTATCAAATTGAGGGTCGCTATACGCAACGCCAATAGCTTTGGTATTTGGCATGATTTTTCCTTTTAAAAACCCGCCCCGAAGGGCGGGATATTACATTACGAGATGCGATACAAAGTCCAAGTGCCTGTACCGGTCTTACGAGCGCGGAAAGCGCCAGAAGTGGTAGTAGGAACCGTGATAGTACCAATCAATGTCCAACCAGTATTAGTTGTAATTGTTGCTGTACCACCATTAGCAATAATATTAAAATCAATAGAGCTATTGGTTTTTGCGCTTGAAATAGCAGCATCTAAATCAACACCTAAAGGTAATTGCAGGTTATTACCACTACCTGTGTAATAGATAATGCCGTTAGTCAAATCAGCAGATAACAAAGGTGATGCTGCTGCTGCGTATGTTACTGGCGCGGCTTGAACGCCAATAGTTGCTTCTGATAAATTGCCATCGGTAACTTGATAGCCACCTGCTCCATTTGGAAGTGCCATGATATTGATTCCTTAAAAAATTGATTTAAAAAGCCCCCGCTTGCGCGGGAGCAATTTGATTAACCCCACATACGAACAGCCATCGCTGGACGAATTGCGCTGTAACCGTATAGAACGTCAATACGGCAAGGTAAACGGTCATTGTTGATGTCGTACTGACGTACAACGCGCAATGAAATACCGTTATGAACTTGACGGGAAGCCATGTCAACACCTTGTGGCAACAACAAGTCAGCAGTTGCAAAAGTGATCGCATCTTTGTGATAGATCAAGTTTTGAGCGTACTGAGTAGTAGCAGCGCCTAACATCGTTACGGCAGCGCCAGCAACAGGGAATGAATCCACAGTTGCCAAAGCATTAGCTGATGTGTAAATCGCTGGGCTGATTGAAACAGTAGTTGTAGCGTTCTGCGCAGTAACGGCAGCAGTAACTACGAATTGTTGCAAAGAACCTGTAGATTCACGAGTTTGTGGGTTAACTGAGTACACGTTAGCAACAGTAAATACATCGCCTACGTTCCATGACTGTGAAGCACCTGTAAAGCTCAGACCTAAAGTAGCTTGGCCTTGAGTAGCTACAGTAGTAGTTACAGTAATAGTTGTACCCCAAGTACCAGTTGTATGTTGCTTGATAGACTGGCTCATGTTGATTTCTTCGTAGCCCAATACGCCCATACCCATCATGCCATTCTTGAATTGACGGCTGATTGTGTCTGTAGGATTAAACAGACCTTTCATGCCTTCAACCAAACCTGCGTTGGCTGCTGGGTTAACAGTAGCGTAACGTGGGGACATAACAGCAGCGTTTTCGTTCAGTTTTTGTTGCGCTTGCAACAGAACCAAAGAAGTAGCTGGGGTTGTACCAGGTGTACCTACTGAGCTATAAATAGCTTTGTAAGCGTTAGCTACGTCAGCATCAATAGAAGATGCCAATTGGCTAATACGTGGCTTGAGTACGCGTTCTGCAAAGTCATCTAACTGCAT